CGCCGGCCAGACGTGCATATTTTTTCCCAAGTTTTCGCGGTAAAACCTTACAACTTTGTAAGGTATTCGGAAACACGCTCGCAGATGCACCCAAGTTGCACCTAAGTTGACAAAACCTTGTAAAGACTTTATAGTATGTTGACTCACTACTTGCACCTTGGGAGACACCTATTTACATGGCCAACAACGACACCGTAAGCGTCACGGATTCAACCGGCGCAACCGCACTCATCGCCGCAGACCAGCGGGACGAGGTATACCTCCGCAACCAAGGTAGCGACACCGTTTACCTGGCGTTCAACGAAACAGCCGTTAGTGGTGACGGGTTCTACTTGGAGTCTGGCGATGCCATGACTTTCACGGGCAAAGCCGCTTCATCTGCGATCCACATGGTTTGCGCGTCGAGCGAAACAGCCACGGTCAGCTATCAGTTGATCGGGTAGGTCCGCGTGAGCCGGTTCCACCCCAGCGGGTCACAGTTCTTTGACACGCGTCCACGTGGTACGCAGTTCCTTCGGTTTGGCGCGTCGAACGCGGCACCCGTGGCATCCTCGGTGGCCTTTACTGGTACTGAGCAAGTGGGTGAAACGCTTACTCGCACGTACAACTACAGTGACGCCGATGGTGATGCCGAGGGTGTCAGTACTACGCAGTGGTATCGAGCAGACGACGGCAGCGGGACGAACGAAGCGGCGATCAGTGGTGCCACCTCGTCAACGTATACCTTGGTGTCTGCCGATGAAGGCAAGTTTATCCGCGTTGGCGTGACGCCTGTTGCGGCTACCGGCACAAGCCCTGGCACGGAGGCCTTCAGCTCATACACCGGCGCCATTGCGGCACCAGCGAGTACCGACTTCACTTTTACGGTCGAAACGACCACCACCGACGAAGATTTTCAGCTCGGTCTTGTGCCAGCCGGATCGTACAGTATCGACGTCGATTGGGGGGACGGAAACAGCGACACGATAACGGCATATGACGACGCCGCAGCCACTCACACGTACGCGACGGCAGGAGAGTATACCGTTACCATTTCCGGCACTATGACGCTGTGGAGTTATCAACCCCTTGGCTTCCCGGCTAGTCGCAACCTGATAACTGCCGTCACTAATTGGGGGGACGTTGGCATTACCACGCTGGATGACGCCTTTTATTCGTGCTTTGGTCTTGCGAGCGTTGCCGCTGGTTGCTGGGAAACCAGCGGTGCCAACTACAGCGAGGCGTTCCGCGATTGCCCTTTGGCGTCGATTCCTACCGGCTTTATCACGTCGGCACCAAACGTGACAAATGGCTCGCAACTGTTTTTCGGGACAGACCTTACAGCCTTGCCATCGGACCTTTTTGACAATCTTGCCGCATTGCAAGCCGGAAATTCAATGTTCCAGAATTGCACAAGCCTGATGACTATTCCGGCTGGGGTTTTCGACAGTTTGACGGCTTTGGCCGATATATCGATCATGTTTGCGGGCTGCACGTCCCTGACGGCATTGCCGGACAATTTGTTTGCAAACAGCCCGCTAACTACCGCTGTCGGTGTTTTTATCAATCTTTCATCCCTGACGGATTTGGACTTTGGCGGCTGGAACTGGTCAAACGTCACAAATGCTTCGCTTTTTTTGTCTGGTGCAACGATCAACACCACCGACTACAACAACAGTTGGATAGGCATCGACGCGCAAAGCCTACAATCCTCCGTCGCGTTCCACGGCGGCAATTCAGTCGCCACCGGGGCCGGCCTGACTGCCCGCAACAACGTCATCTCAACCTACGGATGGACGGTTACCGATGCCAGCTAACGAAATCCTCGAGCTCCGGCGGCCAACCGGCGGCCGCTACTGTATCGCCTGCAACCCCGTCACTGGCGTTTATCACGGCGTCATCCGCACCGAACCGCACCGAACGACCAGCACCGGCCTGCCGGTGATGATCTACGGTGCGACGCCGGCAGAACTGTGCGATGCCCTGTTTTCCGCGTGGGAACTTGACGACAACAACCAACTTGTCAGCTACCAGACACGCCCCGTCACCGTCTCCACCAACTACGCCACCGAAGCCGAGGCCGACGCCAACGCCGCAGCCGCCCGCGACGAAATTCCCGGCCTGCTCATTCGCCCCATAAAGCATCCGGCGCGCGATGAATGGGCGTTGATCTACAGCGATCACGTCATGGAAACTCGCGGCCGGCGCGGTCCCAATCGGGCAGCCATCCTCGCGGCCAACGCCGCCAAAAGGGCCGCCGGCCACAGCAAGACGCAGGCCGAAGCCCGCGCCGCCGGCTGGCGCTAACCTTCAGTAAAGATGTCTTCCATGGCCGAACTACTAATAGACCTGCTCAAGAGCAACAAGTCGGTGTCGGCATCGACGGTGATCGTTATTGTCGTCGTTCTCGCTGTTTCCGCGCTAGCGAACGACAAGGCTACCAAAGTCTTGGATGAGGCCAAGCAGGCAAACGCGACGGTTGTCAAAGTCGAACAGAAGATGAAGCAGGTGGCAGACAACGCCAAGGACGCCGCCGCCGACGCCGAAGCCCGCGCCGCCATCGTTGATAACCGCTAAGCCTCATCAAAGCCGCGCACGACAACCTGCCGCCAATTCCATCCCCTAACCTGTCCGAATAGAAAGGCCATGCCGATGCCACCTGAAGAACGCGAAAGACTACACTGGGCCGTGAATGCCATGTTCACGGTTATGATCGGTATGCTGGGGTTCCTTGGCAAAGCGTTGTACGAAAAGATTGAACGCCTTGACTCCCGTATTGACCAGTTCCCCCAAGTGTTTGTGACGGTTGACCAACATCGTCTGGACAACGCCAACATCTTGATGGAGATCAAGAGTTTGGAGGCCGCGATCAAGCACAACAGCGAGTTCCTTCAGGCTGACTACAATCGACGCATGGACAAGATTGAGACGATTCTGACGGACATGAGTACTAAATGAGGAGTTCATTATGGGAAGACGAGGACCACCGCCGAAGCCTACTGCACTAAAGAGACAGTGTGGATCGTGGCGTGCAGACCAAAACCGCAGTGAACCGGAGCCACCGTTGGGCGTTCCGATGCCACCTGACTTCCTGTGTGACGAGGCGCAACGGATTTGGAAGCGGTTAGTCCCGATCTTGCAAGAGATGGACCTTCTTACTCTGGCAGACGGCGATATGTTGTCGTTGTACTGTCAGACCTTGGCACGGTTGTCTCAGTGCGAACGCGTGATCAACGAGAAAGGCCCGACGTACGAGTCCTACAACGCCGCCGGAGAACTCACGATGGTACGCGTTCGACCGGAGGCCAAGTTGTCCAAGGAGTTGATCATGGTCGTCAACAGGCTTGGCAAGGAATTTGGTCTGTCGCCGTCTGCCCGTGCATACCTGAACGTCGAAGCGGCCAACGGTAAACCTGCGACCTCCGAGAAGGAAGCGTTCTTTGGAACCGGTTAGTCAAAAGTGGCAAGACCTCTTTGCACTGATCCCACAGGGTTATGACCCAATCAAGACTGCCGAGGAGGGTGAGTGGTTCGATGAGGATGCCGCTGAACGTGGCGTTCGCTTCTTTGAACTGTTCCTGACGCATACCAAGGGTGAGTTGGCCGGTCAACCGTTTGTCCTAGAGCCTTGGCAGATCGCCGTAACAGGATGTATCTACGGTTGGAAGCGTGCTGACGGTAATCGCCGGTATCGCGAGGCGTTCATTTACGTTCCACGCAAGAACGGGAAGGCTCTGGCGAAAGATACTCCAGTGTTGACCGAGAATCGCGGTTGGATCACGCACGGCGAGTTGGTTGTTGGTGACAGGGTTTTTGGTGAGTGCAACAGCGTCCACCGCGTGACCCACGTGTTCCCCGACGATGAAGGGACATACTACGACATAACCTTCGACAACGGGGAGTCCTTGGTTGCACACCGGAACCACGAGTGGGTAGTCAGGCCAACCCAAAGTGATGCCAAAGCTATCTGTTCAACCCACCATCTCTTGCAGTTCAACTGGGACTACGTTTCAATCTGTGGCCGCGATTTTGAAGGCCGCGAGGTGCGACTCGCATCTATGGAACTGTCCGACGTCACCGTTGGCAACTGCATCGAGGTGTCCAACCCAAGCGGTCTGTATCGCGTTGGCATAACTGGTGTTCTCACCCACAACTCGTCATGGTGCGCCGGTTTTGCCCTTGGTGGTCTGTTGCTCGACAACGAAGAGGGTGCCGAAGTATACAGCTTGGCAGGCGACAAAGACCAGGCAAGCCTCGTGTTCCAGCAGGCGAAGATCATGGTTGAACGCGACCCTGAACTCAGCAAACGCCTGAAGCCCTTTCGGTACAACATCGCAAGACCAGATACCAACAGCTACTACAAGTACCTGTCGTCCGAAGCCAATACCAAGCATGGCGGCAACACCCATCTCGCCATCATTGACGAGGTTCACGCCATTGCCGACAGTGAACTGATCGACGTCATCGACACGTCCACCGGTAGCCGCAGTCAACCGCTTATCATCTACATCACCACCGCAGATTACGCCCGTGAGTCCAAGTGCAATGAGTTGTTGGATCGCGCCCTGAACGTCTGCAACGGCAACTTCCGTGATTCCAGCTTCCTGCCGGTTGTCTACAAGGCTGAACTTGACGACGATTGGACCGATCCAAAGGTGTGGGCCAAGGCGAACCCGAATCTTGGCGTGTCCGTGAAGACTGAGTACATTGAGAAGAAATGCCAGAAGGCCCGTGACATGCCATCGTTTGAAAACACGTTCAAGCGGTTGCACCTAAACATCCAGACGGAACAGGACGAACGTTGGCTACAGGTCCACGAGTACGACCAATGCCCGTCAGAGTTGCCTTCGGAAGACGAGTTGAAAGGGTCACCCTGTTACGGCGGCATCGACTTGTCCAGCACCACGGACTTGACAGGTTTCGCCTTGTATTGGCCTGAGTACCACTGCGTCAAACTGTGGTTGTGGATACCCGAAGTTCGCATGAGCAACAAGCGGGACCAGATGACGTACGGGGCTTGGGTGAGAGACGGTTACATTTGCACAACGCCTGGTTCGGCTGTAGATTACCAATGGGTCCGTAGCACTGTCGTTGAAGCCTCTGAAACTTACAGAGTACAAGACGTTGGCTACGATCCTTGGAACGCCACCCAGTTCGCCATTGAGTTGAACGAGCAGGACGGCGTTCCAATGGTACAGTTTCGACAGGGGTTTGCGTCGATGAACGAACCTTGCAAAGAACTGGAACGCCTGATCGTACAACACAAATTCAACCACGGTGGCAATCCAGTTCTCAGATGGATGGTAAGCAACGCCACCAAGAAGGAAGACCCTGCTGGCAACGTGAAACCGGACAAGTCCAAATCTGCTGAGAAGATCGACGGCCTCATCGCGTCTGTCATTGCCATCGGTCGTTCCATGTTCAACGAAGAGACTGAATCCGTGTACGAAACGCGAGGGATCATCACGTTATGAAGGGTGCCGTATTTTTGCTTGGTCTGCTGACGGTGGTCGTAGGTCTGTACCTGACC